CTTTGCCTTGCCTGAGTACCATTGCTTAGCTATCTTCTTGAGGTGATTGTCTGGATCCCCATTAGTTGCGAAACGAAAAGCACAGTCAGTGCAATACTCACCGTGGGTAATCTCTAGTTTCCCAATGTAATACTTCATGATTTCCTCCCTGTAAAGGTGCCAGCACGGAGCGATAGAACGGGCGGCTGGTAGCCTTGGCGAACGACAAAAGAAAGTGAAGGCCGGGAGAACCCCAGCCCCCACCACCTAACCGAATACCCAATTCCCAATGAGTATCCCTCCTATAACGGCAAACAGCCAAACCAGAGGATCTGTCCACCACTTATCTCCGAATTGATCCTGAAGTGCTTTGAATATGGCAATGAACATCTCATTCTCCCCGAGGTGAATAGGTGAAGTCTAGGCCAGCCTCCCAGAGCTTCATGTACGTTGTCCACTTGATAGGCTGGAACTTGAAGAACTGAGCCCGTTGGCAGTACCGATAGTACGCCAGAGCTGGATTGCCGGTTACTTTTCCCATGATTGGATCTCCCACCTGTCGAAGTCGTTTCGGAAAGCTTCGTCGTTCTTGAACTCCTCGTATTCCTCCTGCATTTGCCGGAGTCCGTAGCCATTCAGCATACCGCCGAAGAGAGTCAGCAGTGCCCAACCACCGAACACAAAGTATATGCCAGCCAATGCTACAGCTAGTAGAAACAACAAAACTATATAGTCTTTGTCCTTAGCAAGGAAACGATAAAAGGATAGTTCGCGATTGGTAAACATGTGACCTCCTAGCAGAATAAAAAAAGGACGACTACCCTGCACGCTTGATAGAGGGTAGCCGCCCGAAAGAACCGTAGGAACATGGCGAAACCTACGGCTTGGAGAACTTGGGAGCCTTGCCACGCCTAGCTAACCCTGCTCCCGTTAGGATTAGCCAGTAAGCGATATCGCGGGGAATACCTGAGAACAGGCACCCCCGACGGATGAACTACCAATTAAGCATTAGTAGCCTTAGATACAAACATAGAACGCAGAAGGATCTCAGCTTCGATAACCAACTCATCCTTAGAACCAGAACGAGCCAACTTATCCAGAACCATCAGAGCCTTGTTAGTCATCTCCAACTCCGATGAAGTCATACGAGCCAGAACCCGACCACCCTTTGCAGCCAACTCAGCCTTATCACGCTTGGAGGCAGGAGAAGTCCGAATAGCCCAACTAGCCTCCCATGAGGTAGTAGGAATGGTGCCAGTAAAGATCCCACGCTGTGCCATAGCCTGAAGACGTGCTTTCTGAGCGTCAGTGATAGGACGTGCGGTAGTAGTAGTCATGATAAACCTCCAAAGATAAAGATAAAAGAAAGAAGAGGTGACGAGCCCCTTCACGAATAGTGAGGGGCGAGGAACCGTGAAGGTATTAACCAAAGGAAGGGGATTGAAAGCCTACCAGTCAGTTCCAAAAAATCCTTATGAATCAAGGGGAGTTCTCGCACGCGTCCCTAATTGGTGCAAATATAGCAACAAAGTACCCTGATTGTCGCTGGAAACAAGGAGAATAGCCACTAAGAACTCCGATAGGTAGCAATAGATCTCCTACATGTACCCCCCGTACAGGCACCCAAAGGGTATTACCCCCGGGGCATGAGACTCAGCAGTATCCGGTATACTCACACGACAGCCAACTTGGAGGTTTCATGAAAACACTTGATTCTGGAAGGAACTGGATACGGTTAGACGGTATGGATTACAGGCTGAGGGCTTTGGAGAAGCTGCTGCCTAGGGTTGAGGAGTGGATTGGTCGGCACGACCGCAGGGTATTGGATGCTCAGTATTGGGGGATAACGAAGGACAGTCCCGCCGAGACCTGTGTTGTCAATTTGGGAAGTGAGTCTGGGTACAGCGGGGACGAGCTTGAGGTTACTTACTATGATGTGATGCGGGAGTTCCCTGAGTTGAAGGAGATCTACAGGGAGTTGGAGTTGCAGCCGTACTTGGGTACGAACAAGATTGGGAATTGGGGGATACACAGGCATTGCTATAACCCTACCTCCCGGTGGAACCTAGTGTTGTTGGGGGAGGGGAACGATGGTGGACGCGGGGAATTTTTTGAATTTACAGGGGAGCATCCGGTTGATCCTGAGTATGATCTGGTGTACGGAGTGCTGGATGAGTGCGAGGAGGCGGAGGCCCGGAGCATTGAGGTCTCGTACTTGAATAGTGGGGAGTGGTACAGTATTGATACTTGGTGTTGGCATGCTCACCATGCGGCAAAGCCGGACAAGTGGCACCCCGCTAGGGCTTGGCTGATGCACTTCAAGTATGCCGACAGTAGGCAGAGTGTGGAGGAGGTGCTGAAGAATCTTGAACTTTGGGGTGTGAGGCGGTTGATGTGGAGATGGGATCAGGAAAGGAAGTACCGGTACGGGACTGATTCACTCTAACACCCGGGGNNGGAAGTACCGGCATGGCACCCATAGTCTCTAACAGGTGGGGGCTTTAGCAACATACGTTATTATTTTTCAAACACCTTGTGCTATACTTGTGGCACAATTGGAAATAGTATGCACATCTAGTATATCTATTTAGTTTCAATGGGCGAACGGTCTGATCCACCTTCCTGCTCCGACAGGATAGCCCACCAACATGCCTCGGAGGGCAAATGATTCATCCTACTTGTTTGGGCGACATAGGCGTTGCCCGTGTTACAGCAGACCTGCTTGAGAAAGGGCGACAAGTCCTGACACCTGTGGACTCTGCTTCGCCGTTTGATCTGGCTGTCTACGATGGTAACACCATCACCAAGATCCAAGTTAAGTCCCGGAAGCTTGTGGACGGGAAGATCACGGTAGTCCTGAAGCGCAGCGCCAAGGAAAACGGGCGCTTCATAGACAAGCGGTACGATGTCAAGGACGTGGATCTTGTGGCTGTGTATTGCCCAGATACCAAGGAGTGCTACTACATCCCGTACAAAGGGCAAGCGAAACTTACAATAAGACCAACCGCGGGGTAGCTCAGTAGTAGAGCAGGGCGCTCATAACGCTCAGGCCGCATGTGCAACTCATGCCCCCGCAACCAATAACCCCTCACGCCTCTGTCTCCTTCTACACTGAGATTGAAGGAACCAAGCGCACCCCGAGGGGTTTTCTACTACGCGTTGGTGTAATGGCAGCATCCTAGTCTCCAAAACTAATGGTGGGGGTTCAAGTCCCTCACGCGTAGCCACCGACCCGTCTTTATGGCGGGTTTCTTTTTTTATAATTTATGCTGACAGCTCAACAACTCCAAGACTTCTTGGATCGGGTGGAAGTCCTGCGCGGTGTGCAGGTAGGTTACGAATCCGACATCAAGAAGGCGATAGCCCCGCATGTGGTGATGTTATCTGGGATGGTCAACATCCACGGCACCCCGCACCTGTTTGAGGCTGAGGTCAATCTGGCTGAGTTCAAGTCCCGCGACGACCTGATGCTTCTGGCGAAACGAATGGTCGCAGCCTTCTCAAAGGCGGGAGTCGAAGTCAAAACCGAATAAGGATATCAAATGGCAGCTAGGACTAAGAAGATTAGACATGACGAGAATACCCGTCTCAAGATCCAAGCGGCTCAGCTAATCAATCGTCTTGAGGCACACGCCAACGGCACAGTGGAGATGACCACTACCCAAGTCCGTGCGATCGAGATCCTCCTGCGCAAGATCCTGCCTGACTTGGCTGACGTGCGTATGGAGGTGGACGCAACGCCGATCACCTTCAACCTGAATATGGGCGCGCCCCAAGAAGAAGGAGACGAGTAATGGGACACTGCGCCGATTGGAACCGCAAGTCATTCAAGAAGGGCCCCGTAAAGCTGGCCGACGGTGGCGTACCAGATATGGGCTACAACCCGGAGGTCGAGGAATATCAATCTCCTGTAGACGTATCCTACTCCGCAAGCGGTCAAGATATGGGCGAATACGGTGGCGGTGGGCGCATTGGGCATACCCGGCGCTTGGACGACGACAGCTCCCTGAACGTGGGACTCTCCGGTAGCCACTGGAAAGGTGGCGGTCAATCCGGTCGCAGCCTTGATGCTATTGATGCAACGTACAAGAACAAGCTGGGCAGCTTCGGCGTTTCGTATGAACCCAAGCGGGAGAAAGTCCAGTTTACTTTTTACAAAGAGTTCTGATCTGTGTCTTATCAATTCAACTACAACCCACCCGGCAAAGAAGCGGCCAAGTTCCACAAGGCTAACGGATTCGTCCGTGGCTTGATGGGGCCGGTAGGCTCAGGCAAGTCTTCAAGCTGCTGCGTCGAGATCGTATCCCGTGCGCTACGGCAGGAACCGGGCCGGGATGGCGTGCGGCGTTCCCGCTGGTTGATTATCCGTAATACCTATCCTGAACTAAAGTCCACCACCATCAAGACGTGGGAGCAGTGGTTCCCGCCCGAGGTGGCACCGATCAAGTGGGACACCCCCATTACCTCGACGCTGAAGATCAGCAACATCGGGGATGGCACCTCTCTTGATCTGGAAGTTATGTTTATGGCATTGGACAAGCCTAGCGAGACAGGTAAGCTGAGATCTCTGGAACTGACCGGCGCGTGGATCAACGAGGCATCCGAGGTTCCCAAAGAGATCTTCGATATGGTCACGCAGCGTGTGGGACGTTACCCCGCTAGGACTCAGGGTGGCCCAAGCTGGCACGGCATCATTCTTGATACCAACCCGCCAGACGACGATCACTGGTACTACAAGGTTGCTGAGGAAGAGCGGCCCGAAGGATGGGAGTTCTTCCGTCAACCCGGTGGCCTTGTCAAAGAGCTGGATGAGAACGGCAAAGAGGTGTACAAGCCCAACCCGTTTGCAGAGAACGTCAGGAACTTGCCAAATGGTTATGGGTACTACGAGCAGCAGCTTGCCTCGAAGACAGACGATTGGATCAATGTGTTTGTGCTTGGCAACTACGGCTCGACCTTGGATGGCAAGCCCGTGTACCCAGAGTACAACGACAAGGTGCATTGCCTGAAGGAAGATGTCGAGGCCACCCCGGGACTACCGATAGTCCTAGGCTGGGACTTTGGCTTGACTCCAGCTTGCATCATTATGCAGGAGACTGCGCGTGGTGCGCTGCACATCATCGACGAGTTGGTATCCGAGGACATGGGTATCCGCCAGTTCACCAACGATATCGTGAAACCTTTTCTAAATAGCAAGTATGGAAACTTTACGATCGCATCTTCTGGCGATCCTGCTGGTGGCATTAGAGCCCAGACGGACGAGCGAACCTGCTTCCAAGAACTTCTTGAGGCCGGGATTTATACGGAACCTGCCCCAACGAATGATTGGATTCCGCGCCGTGAAGCCGTAGCCTACTTCATGACCAAGATGGCAGATGGCAAGCCGGGCTTTATGATTAACCCGAGATGCCGCAGTCTGAGGAAGGGATTCCTTGGGCGATACAAATACGAACGAATTAAAACTTCTGGCCTAGCCCGGTACAAAGACCGACCGCTCAAGGACGATTACTCTCACCCGCAGGATGCTTTGCAGTACGGGTGCCTGAAGATCCGCAGCGGTACGCAACCGGCTCGGGCAAGATCCGTTAAAAGAGTCTCTGCTAGGGGATGGACATAAATGAGCTATAGCTTACAGCGGCCACAGGTCGAGGCAACAGTTACAGAGGTGTACGATCAGGAGAGCAACCCTCGGTTCGAGTCACGCCTGTCTGCTTATGTCCGTCAGTGCTGGGATGAGGCCAAGACCGCCAAGGTTCAGATTACCGAGCGCCTACTGAAGTGCGAACGGCAACGCCGCGGCGAGTACGACCCTGAGCGTATGCAAGAGATCATGCGCGTGGGTGGCTCCGACATCTACATGATGCTGACCGATGTGAAGTGCCGTGCCGCTGAGTCTTGGATCAAGGACGTGATGCTGAATCAGCAAGAGCGCGTCTTCGATCTGAAGGTGTCCAGCTATCCCGACATGCCGCCCGAGATGAAGCGTGGCATCGTGGATCAGGTTCGCTCTGAGGCAGAAGAGTTCTTGATGCAGTCAGACGAGCCGCTGCACCCTGAGGCATTCCGCGCACGGATGGAGGAAGTCCATGAGGCTACTCTGAACAAGATGCGCGAGGAAGCTGAGGATGCTGCACGTCGCATGGGCGGCAAGATCGACGACCAGTTGCGCAAGGGCAAGTTCCCTGAGGAGTTGAAGAAGTACATCACGGACTTCACGACCTTCCCGACCGCCATCATGAAAGGCCCCGTCATCAAGCGTGGCAAGGAGATGGCTTGGGGCCCGGGGTTCACTCCCATTGTGGTCAACAACTATCAGGAGAAGTTTGAGCGCGTCAGTCCTTACGACATCTTCCCGTCCCCGGCTTCTACCGGCGTGAACGATGCGTACCTGATCCAGCGCCACTTCCTGAACCTGCGCTCCCTTGAGACTATGCGCGGCACCCCCGGTGTCAACGAGGAAGAGCTTGCAACAGTTATCAGCCGCTTTGGCCTGTCCGGTTATCGCAACTGGATCCAAGGTGACAACGAACAGCGGGTTCTGGCTGGCAAACCTTTCCGCTACCCGATCAACGCTGGTGAGGTAGAGACCGTAGAGTTCTGGGGCTCAGTCCCCGGCACGATGCTCCTTGAGTGGGGCATTGACGACGACATCGATCCTGACGAGGTTTATGAGATCGACGCTTGGTGGACTGATGGTTGCCTGTGGAAGTGCGTCATCAATCCCGATCCCCTTGGTGAGCGTCCGTACCAGATCGCTTCGTGGGAAGATGTCCCCGACTCGTTCTGGGGTGTGGCACTTGGCGAGATCATGCGCGACACTCAGGTATTGTGCAACGCCGCAGCACGTTCCATCGCGAACAACATGGGCGTGGCTTCCGGCCCACAGGTCGAGGTTACTGTTGACCGACTGCCCGATGGCGAGGACATCACCGACGTTTACCCGTGGAAGATCTGGCAGACCACTTCGGACAAGACCGGTGGTGGACAACCTGCTATCCGCTTCTTCCAGCCGACCCTGAACGCTGGCGAACTGATGCAGGTATTCACTACCTTCGCCAAGCAAGCCGATGAGGTGACGGGCATTCCGAACTATGTCTATGGTAGTTCTGCTGTGTCCGGTGCTGGTCGTACTGCATCCGGTCTGTCTATGCTAATGGACAATGCAAGCAAAGGTATCAAACAAGCAATTGCAAACATTGATACAATAGTAAGTGGCATAGTGCAGAAACTATATATTCACAACATGATGTTCGACCCTGATCCTTACATCAAGGGTGACTTCAGTGTTATTGCCAAAGGTGCAATTGGTCTGCTGCATAAAGAGACCTTGCAGATGCGCCGCAACGAGTTCCTTATCGCCACAGCGAATCCGATCGACTCCCAGATCACCGGGGTTGAAGGTCGTGCTTACCTGCTTCGCGAAGCTGCCCGTGGTCTTCAGATGGATACTGACCGCCTTGTTCCGAATGCTGACAGCATCAAGCAGCAAGAGATCAACATGAAGGCTCAAGCGTTGGCGCAGCAAATGGTGCAGCAACTAGCACAGCAGATGGCACCACCCTCTCCCGCAGAGATCCCGCAGTCCCAGCCCCTACCGCCTGAGCAACCTGCACCACAGATGTTGGCAGACGGTGGGATGGTTGGCATGACTGAGGACGAAGCAATCCAAGCAAATATGGCTGACCAGATCCTCAAGGCGCTGGCGATGAACAACGTAGTCTAAGGAGACTCGAATGGCACACAAGCTTCTGAAGCACCCCCCTCGTAACTCCAAAGAAAAGAAAATGATGGAAGAGAAGGGTAAGAAAATGCCGATGCACAAAATGCCCGATGGCACGATGATGCCCGGGAAGAAACATAAGGGGAAGAAATAATGGCCGGATACGTCCCAGATTGGCTAAGGGGTAGCCACAAGAAAACCAATAGCTCGACGGTTGAACGCGGGAAGAGGGAGATGCCCAGCTTCCATAGTGGACAGAAAGACCACCCGCTAACCCAAGAGATGAGGAACAAACCTCACACCTCCGCTGCTTACCTTGCCGATGGCGGTATGGTCTACATGGCAGACGGTCGTGATCCCACTGAAGCAGAACTGAAGCAGATGGGTCTTGACGCTTCCAACCGTGAGCGTGAGGCTGCTGGTAGCCCCGGGATTGTTGAGGGCTTCAAGAACCTGATCGGTCGTTTCAAAGAAGGCAACATCGATGATCCGAACAGCCTAGCCTATGAGCGTTATGGTGCTGGCCGCGGTCGTCGTGAGTATGAGAACCAGAAGGCTTTTGCTGAGAACGCCAAGATGCAGGGCGACGGTATGCGCAATGCGGCTATGGTTATGCGTGGCGACAGGTCTGCTGGCCCGACCGTTGAAGGCCCGAAAGCTGAAGCTGTTCCGATGCCTGAACCGACGGAGCGCAAGGATATTTCTCCCAAGCCTTCCGCTGAGTACAAGATGGACATGGACTCGATGAAGCGTAGCGCGATGTCTGGCGGTGCAAACCTACCCAAGCCTGAGGCAGAGTCCCGCCCGATGGGTGAGCCCGATCGTAGAGCTAAGCCGACTCCTGCGCCCAAGCGTAAGGCACCGGCAACTGGCACCACTCCTGCCGAGCCCAGCGCAAAGACAGGCAAGCAAGTAGTCATCCCCGACAACAAGCGTCCTCCCGTTGACAACACAACCCGTAAGACTAAGCCGGGTTCCCGTGGTGGCGACAACGAGACGCGTAAGTCAAAGCCGTACCCGGCAGAGCAAGCAGTCCAGAACCTCGGCAAGAGATTCAAGGAAGCTGACGATGCCCTGAAGGCAGATCCCAAGAACGCAGCCAAGAAGAAGGCGCGGGACGAGGCCAAGAAGCGGTACGAGAATGCAGCCAAAGGATTGAGGTAATCTGTGTTATCACATCTTAGTAATGAAACAATTAACGCGCTTGCACAGCTTGATGGCAACGTCCACTTCGAACAAGTGAAACGATGGCTTCAAGAATCTCTGCATGAACTTGATAGAACAACCCCGATAACCAAGGACGAGGTACAGACTCGCTGGAACCAAGGGGCTCAACAAGTCTTGAACGAGATACTAGAAAAGGCCGTAGGTGCCGAGCAAGCGATTAGAAAGATTCGGTCGAGATAATCGACGATCCCCAAGCTAACGGGGTAGTGTTAGCAATCAATGAACATCTTGGATGACCTGACGAGGATCCGAGACTCATGGAGAAATTTATGGCAATCCCACGCAAAGTACGCGAAGCAGAAGAACGAGCTAACGCCCTTCACAAGCAGCTTTATGAGAGCAAGCAAGTGAATGAGCCGAACCCAGCACCGGATCCCGCACCCGATCCTGCTCCG